TATATCCTGATAGTTCAAAATGCCCACAGCACACATACGATTTGCTATCATTGATAAAATTTATCACATCATTCTGATTCTCTTTACATATCCATGGTATAAGATCCATATTCCACTGTTCAATGGTTGTAGGCTCTTTTACTACCGTAATATTGGAATAATCTGACAGCAACAATTCTGGTGAATTGACTGATACACTTTCTTTCCAAAATATATCATGATTGCCTAGAAGCGTATGCATGTCAATATCATTATCGTACATAGGCTGAAAGAAGTATTTTCTAGCCTCTGTCAATGTCTGAAAATTGATATACTTTCTTCTATCAAACAAATCACCTAATTGAATGATTTGTTTGACATCAAGTTCGTTTAGTTTTGGAAAAAAGAAGTTAGTATAAAACTTTTCATAATAATTGTGAAATACTTTGCTGTCGTTTCTTACACCAAAATGAGTATCACCGAGTAGGCAAACTTTCATAACGTTTTTTCAACTTTGCACTGGTTAATGATCTGTCTATTGTATCACGAATGTTCTTAAGATGCAACATCGCCTGCTCTCTTAAATCATTTGGTGATTTCTTATTGTCAATAATTTTGATCCAGTGTTCAACTTGCACTGGTAATGGCGTTTGCATCATCGTCCTCCATAAATTGTTCAAGTTTTTCTTTACGTTTTCGAATTTTTCTTCGTCTGTTGTCTTCAAAAGTGTTTATAAAATCTCGAATGAATTCTTCACTATAACTATCATGAAGAATACCATTCAAATGCCCAACTACTAAATCTTCACCATTATTTTGTATCAATGAATTAATGACTTCATTTTCCATTGATTTGTATTTGACATACAACTGCTTTTTCTCTTTTTGGATTCTTCGAAGAAATGCGTAGTAAATGATTTGTGTGAAATATGCAAATGGATTACTCGATTTATCCGGATCAAAATTATCAATATATAACAGACAGTTTTCTACACCGTCTGAAATCATATCATCTTTAAATGTATAATTTGCAAAATTTGGTTTTCTTGCTAAATGGGATGCAATCTTGAATATACATTCACCAATGTATTCTGGCACTCTCGGTCTTTGTTTACCACTTTCTTTAGCTTCGTAAACCATTTTACGAAATTTTTTCATTTGTTCTAAAAATTTTTCATTATCTACATAGTGTGATTTTGACATGTTGTCTCCATAAATGCATTGACAAAAATATAAAGTCTAGATATAATGGCTGTGTTGCTTTTAATGAAGCACTCTACCTTTAGTATCTAAAGATTTCAGTATCATCTCTAGTTCTTTTTCTAGATCATCATCTGTATTATCTAATTCAGTAGATTGATCTAATTTAATTATTTCATGATATCTATGCATGGCATCGATATAAGCAGTTCGTATCTCATCATTTACTTTTCCAATTGCTAAAACTGCGTACTTATTCAATACCATAGGTTCTTCGAAGTCATGGAACATTTCCCATTTCATCATAGCCAAATTTAAACTACTCGAAGATGTTTTACTTGGTATAACTAAAGCCCTTAAAGGATGAATTACGATTAATGTTGTATTTGTTTCCGATTGCACTTCAGCAATAACTGTTTCAGAAGATGATAGTTTTATTAGTCTTAAATTTTCTAACTGCATTTGTTAATCCTTTAAATTTATAGTGTAAATTTTATAATCAAACTTTTCATCTCCATATATTCTCATTCTTTCAACAAAATGTTGCAAAGTGAAATTTTTTCTATTTTTATATGATATATCGTCAGCAATGTCGTATAGTACAGCAGTCTCTTTGTTTTCTCCTAATCTTAGCCCACGACCTATTGACTGAAGTGTTCTAATTTTACTCTTACTCGGTGAAGCAAATACAATATTGTGTAAGTTACGAATATTAATACCTGTAGAAAAGGTTCCATACGATGCAACAATTATAGCATTGTTTTGTTTTTCTGTCAATTGTCGAATATACTCTCTATCATCTACTGTAGTGCCTCCATGAACAAAAGAAACTTCCCTATCTTTTACAAAAGAACTAATCATATCAAAAAGAACTTTGCCGTGTTTTTCTACCAATTGAAAAAGCACTAGCGTATTGCCTTTCAAACTTACAGCAAGATTTCTTATAAACTTGTTTCTTTCATGATTTGAAACAAGATATTCTATTTCATCTTGATACTTATAATTTTTAGCATCCCGGGCTTTCACTTCACTATGCTTTAATACTAACGCTTTAATTTTAAAGTTAGCTAACTTGCCGGCATCAATTAATTCTTTTGTTGTTGTTACAGAAAATTGTTTACCGAATAGACCTTCAAGTACAAGTTTGTGTGTCTGAGTTCCATCAAGTGTTCCTGTTAATCCAAAACGATATTTACAATTTGTCATTTTAGATAACAATGATGTAAGTGATTTCGCTTTGAATTGGTGGGCCTCATCGCCAATAACAACTTGATATTGTTTAAACCATTCTTTAGGCTGCATATAAATGCTTTGCCAAGTAGAGATTACAATTTGCTTATCAGTATTTTTATCAGCACCAGACATGATTTGATGTATGTAATGTTCACCACCTATTCCGTAATCTAACATGTCTTTTGCTAATTGTGCTACAAGAGAAATTGTTGGTACAATAATTAACGTCTTTTCATTGTACCATCTTGTCAACAAATAAATGATAAGTGATTTGCCTGAGGCTGTAGGTGAAACTAATAACGCTCTACGCTTTCTAATACATCGAATAAATGAGTTTAATTGATAATCACGAACTTCAAATGGTATTTCAAGCATTGATATAAAATCAGTTGCTTCTTTGACTGATAGACTATCTTCAACATTTAAATTATCTTCAATTTCAATTTCATATTCTCTTTCTGTTGTAAACTTTTGAACATAATCTATCAAACCACCATACAGTGTATGATCTTGCGTATTGAATAATCTAATCTTACCATCCCAGATTTTATTTCTAAATGCTGGCATAAATTTATATCCAGGCACATAAAAAGTGAAATACTCTGACAACTCCGCTGCCATAGACTTTTCACATTCTATTTTAACATAGACTTCATTATAATATTTAATGATTAGTTTATTGTACACCTTGAGTAAATTTCTTCCATTCTATTGCATTTCGAATTTGAAAATTTCTTTGATTGAGATTCTTAATCACTTCTTCTAAGAAAGACATCTTCTCTTTTTGATTTACCATTTTCATGTTATGTTTGATGATATCAGAATCAGATTCTAAATGCATTTCAATTTCATGCTTCATCAATTTTTTAGGAAACGGTTCCCAATTCAATTCATCCAATTCATCTTGCGTTAATCTTCCGTTATAGTATTCGTGCTTTTTCAAAGCTAAATCTTTAACTGCAAATTCATATGCTTTGAGTTTGCGTCTTTCTTCATAATACATTTTCATGTATTTACTATGTAGTTGTGGTATTTTCAACGATTCTTCACCTAATTCTGTAGAATCTATTGAAGAATCTTTGCGCCACTCATCCATGATTTGGTCTAATGTCATATAATATAAATCTCATAGAGTTATACCGATTTGTCAGTATAACAGAAGAATCATTCTAAGTCAAGAGTGACTTTCCATTGTGTAGTAAGTATAACCAAATGTTATTTGTGATGTGATAAATTCTTGACCAATATCAGTTGATGTGAAATTAATCTCACCAAGTTCAACTGGAAATAAATCATAAAATTTTACAAGTTTATTTGGATTGTTTGCGTTAGTCTTAATGAATAATGTAGCATCTGACGTTATACTATTTGTTCTTCCTGGTGTTTTTGTCAAATTACCTATCTTATCAAATCCTTGAGGATTACCTAACTGTGTAATCCAGTCATAAATTTCAGACCATGACTCTAAATTTTCATCAACAATAAAGTTGGCAGACAATTGACCAAATACTAATTGATTTCCTGGTATTGGTGTAGCGACAAATGGATTATTGATTGCTGTATTTAATAACGTTATACCAGGCAAATTAATACTCTGAATAAAGAAAGTGAGATTAGGCAAACGCTTTACAACAAATTCATATTTGTTATTAGAAAGAAAACTTTTATTTGTTGGTTGAAACGTAAACTCTGCCATTGAATATCTCCTTTGAGTTTATTTATTCGAACAAAAAAGGGGATCTTTCGATCCCCTCTGAAGTCCGATATATTTCGGCTCGATTACATCAAGTTTGTAATTGCAAAGCGACGATAGTAAATATTCTTGTTGCTGAAAGATATTGTACCATCCGCTGCTGATGTGGCAAATGGATTTGCTACCATACCATAACGTGTCTTGAAACCAATTTTTGGCTGGAAAGTATCTTGACCAACTGCACGAACCATCTGAAGAGGAACGTATGGGCAGTAGAACAAGCCAGCATCAAATGCTGAAGTACCTTTGTAACCCATTGTAGCATAGTGTACGCCACTTGATGCTGCAAAATATGGATCAATATAAACACGAATACGACCGTTTAGAACACCTGCGAATGTGTTACCTGTGTCATCAACTTGTAGGTTGTTTGCAAGAGCTGGTGTATAATCTAGAACACCTGCCATCTGAAGTGCTGAAGCAACATCTGAAGAACAAATCATGATGTTACCTTTACCACGACGAGTAGCTTTTGCAATTGCGTTTGCTTCACGCTCGATTTGGAACATCAAGCCCTTGAATTTTTCAACTGACCAACGACCGTTAGCGTCAACATCTAAGTCGAATGTACCAGCAACTGCGACATTCTCTTGTGCACCAACTGTAGCTGAAATATTGACTTGACGAACAACCTCACGATTGATTTCAGCAAGAATTTCTGTTGAAAGAATGTTAGCAAGTTCTTGCTCTGCATCAAGACCATGAACTGCTTTAAGATCCTGTGCAAGTTCCATTGTGTATTCTGCTTTAAGCGCACGGCTCTTAGCAACAACGGAAATCTTTTCAATGCTGAATGCCATTTCGTTAAACTGATTACTTGCACCATCACCAAGTGCTTCAGCTTCAGCCGTCGTCATACCTGTACCAACCGTGTAGTTAGTAGCATTAGCAAGAGCTGGTGTAGCACCAGTTTGGAGTGAACCAATTGTGTTACCGCTGTTTGTACCAGAGAATGTTGTATTTGCTTCGTTAAACAATGCTTCAGTACCTGTTGCGCCTTGACCTGCAACTGCATAACGTGAACGCATTGCGAAAATTAGACCAGTTGGTCCTGTCATAGGTTGAACGCCAGCAATGTCATAAGCAATAAGATTTGGTGCAGCACGACGAATCAAACTAATAAGAACTGGATCGTAAATATCGATTGCTCCATCACCTGCTGTAGAAGATGATGCCCCCATTGCATTTGTTGGTGCTGCTTCTAACAATGACTGTGGATTACGATATCCAGCTGAGCCGTTTGTGCGAGAATCAATTTCTTGATTTTCTAAAAGTTGTGCTGTAACAGCACGGCGATGTGCATCTTTAATTGCTCCTAGATCAGGATGATCTAGCACTGGTGCCCATTTTTTAACTAGGGAATCAATATTCATTTCTTTCTCCTTAATTTGAATGAGTATTTATTTAACTCTTCTTTTATTTATAAAAAATTATTTCTTAAGAATTTTTGATATGCTATTTACATAGTGTTGCATTTGTGGGCTATAAGCCTCATCAAGCGACTGTTCATCATCAGCATCAACTTTTTTCTCGACGATGTTGTTTACTTCAAAATATTTCTTTCTTACAAGAAGTAGTTTTTCTTTATAATCTTCTTCAGATATAAATTCAATATTTTCTGATAGTGATTCCAATTTAGCTTGCTGTATTTCTGTAAGTCCTTCTGAGACTTCAGATGCAATCATAGTTTTTTTGAAATTACTGATTTCAGCACGAAGTGAAACATTGTCCGAGATGACGCTGTTTAATTCTTCTTCCATTGTTTCAAGTCTTGTAGCAAATTCCTCTACTACATCAACTTTATCTTCAGGAATATCAACATAATGCTCTGCGAATAGATTCTTAAGACCAAGCATAAAATCTTCAACAAGTTCTGCTTTAAGACCTTTGTCAATTGCAATTTTATTATCTTCTACCCATTCAGCAACAACATAGTCCAAATACTCATCAACTTTTGATACCATGGTATCTGTAAATTCTTTTGTCGCTTCTTGAAGTTTTGTTTCAAATTCTTCTTGAAGTTTTGTTTGTTGTTCTTCTACTTTAACAAGAACTGCTGCTTCGAAGATTGCTTTTGCTTTTGCTTTAAATTCTTCTGAAAGTTCTTCACCAGAAAAAATTGCAGACACTTCAGCATCAACATCTTTTTTTAAAGTAGAATCATTTTCAGTGATTTCTTTGTTCTCAACACCCATGGGTTTCTCCTTTGCGTATATTGAAATAAATCAATTTGTCATATATTTATAAAAATTATAATTTTGAAATGAAGTCTTCAAATACACGCATTTGAATCTCCTGAAGGTCTTTAGCTGGCGTCTTTTGAATTGTTTTCTTATACGTACTCACTTGCATTTCTTTAATCACACCATTGTCCCATATCCATTCTTTACCTTCCATAATACCACGAACGAATGCGTCTGGTGCTGATGGATCTGCTACAATGTCTGCGGCGGTGGCTAACCAGAAGTCATCTTGAACTTCCATAACACCGTTTTTTTCTTTGAGTGATCCCATACCTCTTGAAGATACGCCTAACGTTGCGCCCTCTGACATAAGATTTTTAACAATATTTCCATATGGTGTATCCATGATCTTTGCTTTACCAATATAATCTGAGCCTTCTTTGCGAAGACTTTTTGTCATATGAGACACACGTTCTAGATTAATTGTTGGACCAGATGGATGACCTAATTCTCCGTATGCTCTATTTTTATCAACATACTCAGTAACATAACGATTTACTTCACGTTCCATTACTGACATTGGATAAATAC